TGTATTTTGTTACCAAGATTTAAAAACATCATTAACCACATCTGGCCAAGTGTTTGTATACCTTGGTCCACAACTCGAGCTTTGAACTCAATCTTTGTTGTAGCTGCTTGTCTCATTATCTGAGCTTGTACACCAGAAGTAACGTTAGTATCGGCACGTCCTTGTGAACTAGGAGTAATCCCAGATACAGTTTGAAATGCATCAGTTAGTAAATTATAAAAGTTAAATACATACCCCGGAACACTTGCCGGATTCTGCATATTTACCGCACCCGGACCTTTCTTACGAATGATGCTACCGGGTCTATTTGTTATCTGGTCTGTAACTTGAGATGTTTCATCTACCACCCACATTGGATTTGCAGTCAATGCAATATTGTCTAATACTTGAGATGTTATTTGGTCCAGTGCTAGGTTTAACCCTTTTAATCTTTTAGGTTCTGGTTTACCCCAGAAAGAGTGAGCACTACCGTTGTTCTTTAGTGTAACAAACGGAAAGGGATGAGGTAAGCCGTTATCTCTATTGAAAAACGGATACTTATATTGACCATCGTATAGTAGAACATTATTTGCAATTGTGGTCATCATCAACTTGTTGGGATTCTTGGGGTCCCTCATATAACACTCAATCAGTAGTGCTCTTGGTTCTAATTCTTTATAGGCTTGTGATTGGTCATCTACTACAAAACTAGCTCCAGTATTTGTTCTTAATTTTGCTTTCTGACTTGAAGAATCATTAGGATCGTATTCTTGGTAGAGTTTCATAGCCTCGTAGTCACCAAGATTACTCTCTGGAGCCACGAAGTGGCCGTTTTCATATTTTTCTCTGATAACGTGTAATGGAGTAGGTGCTGCATAAATAACATACTCAGCGTTCTCCATCTTGGTAGCACTAGGATTAGTATAGAATGCATAAGGGTCTACAACGTCACAATCTGGCATATCATCCTCATTGCGGAAGTGGACCTTAACTATTCCAGTACCATAGACTAAAAAGTCTAATAACCACTCTGGCATAAGCTCAGTCATACTACGTACAGTCCAGAGCTCATCTATTACACCTTGCATCGTTTCAGCTATCAACCGGTCTTCTTCTGACTGGCCGTAAGCAATGACATCAATTTTTGGGGGACGTGTTGACAGAATTGGTATCATAGTGTCTATTGCACTGGCTATCATATCGATAGTCATTTGATTCTTATATTCTGGCAGCTTAAAACTTCCCCAGTGTTTTCCGGCATATAACTCTTCAGCCTCTCTCCAATGTTTCATTGTAGATTCTTTAGACTTTCGAGCTATTATAAATTTCTGATGTACTTCTTTTATTCGTTTTTCTGTAGCATCATCTGGTTTGTACTGAGGTGCATCTTCTGCACCGATAGGATAAAGTTCTTCAGCCACTAATATCCGCCACTACTTCTACCTTTGTTAGGTTGAAAGCCTTTACTGCCCATTTTCTTTTTCTTCTTCTTCTTTATCATTTCAAGAAACTTCTGCCTCTTGCTCATCTTTTTCTTAGGTGATTGCATTGTTTATTTGACCTCTCGGGTTTAGTTTATCTATTTCATACAAAATGTCTTGTATGGCATTATCTAATTCATATTTCCATAAGTCTTCATTATCTGTACAGACTTCATCCATACTAATATGAAACTTTTTCCACTTTTCGTCAATGGTATCATAGTAACTAACTTGTAACCAATTTTTAGCTGCGAATTGTAAGTTCTCCACCAGATTCCAATTTGTTTAATTTTTCTAATTCACGTATGACCCAATTCCTAGCCGGTTTGGGTTTATCTGGCCGACCAATATGAAATAATAGATAACGAGTTGTATCCGCCAAATGGTCCTCCATTTTTGTATCTACATCTTCTACTCTAAATTTATCGTGACTTAAACTTGGAATGGTTCTTATCCAGTGTTCACAGTTTTCAAATATGTATAGCTTTGGGGGTTTTTTAACTTTTTTTCTAGCTAAATCTCCATCCCAATGCAAATATTCTCGCATATTATTCCAACCGTTTATACGATCATTATTTGCTTTAACTATAGGTATACCTTTCATAAGCATTATATCAGCTATAGAAAGCATACTAGGCAGCTTTTCATCACTTCTGTTAGTGTTCTGTGGGTTTCTTATCCACATAGCCGGGTCACCAATTGTTAAATAAATATCTTCATCACCAGAGAACTCGATTATTCGAGCTATGTGATAGTCTAAATGTTTTTCTTTCTCATAGTGCTCTCTGTAAATAAATACATTACCATCGTAATCAACTGCTGCCCAGATACAAGCAAAGTAATTTGTATAACCATAGTCAATACATCTGTATCGTCTCCAACTATCTGGTATTTTGAAAGGCTCAACTACGTGAACATCTCTATTAAAATCTTTAAAATACTGACCGGCAAATGTGTCCCAAGAACCCTCTAACCAAGCACTCTTTAATTCTTCTGGTAATGATTCTAACATATCTAAATATCCGGGGTCTACTTCCATCAAAGTGGGATTGTCATAGATACGACTGGGTATAAATATTCTGGTATTACCTTTGGGGTCTGTATATGTTTTATTATAGGCATCTTCTACAAAACGACTTCGTACCCAATGATGACCGGGTCCACCCGGATTAGTAGTACAAAAGATTTGAACTTGTAACTCTGGTACGGTTGTTCGAGCAGAGGATATAAGCCTTAAATACTTTTCCTCACTATCAATAAGAGTGAGCTCCTCAATTCCCATTTTATGATATTCGTGACCTAAGAATGCAGACCAACTATTCTCATCAGAAAGGTGACCAGTTCTTATTTTAGCACCACTAGGAAATCTAAATTCAGCCGGATTACCAACGACCTTTACATCAAGATATCGCCACATATGACGAGCGTTATCTATCCAGTCTCTTAGGTCAGTATAATTTCTTCTGATAACGAGGCCCCGATATAATGGATTCTCAATATAATGAGGTTCTACCATCCAAGCAGTCATAGCAGTAGACTTACCGCCCCCTCTTGCACCACCATAAAGTATCTCTTTTTCTGATCGTTGTAAAGCCTCTGTTTGAGGACCGGGATGTGGTTCAAATACTACATTTTGCATATTACACAAGTGTAACACTTTATCCGATACTATGGTAGCTAAAAGTGGGGTTGAAAATCTGAGCGTGTAAAATGAATAGGCAGAGCGTAGCTCTGCCACCTAGCCTCGGGGGGTGACCAGACACCGATAAATTAGTAAGCAAATCCAAAATTCCACTGCCTCCGCCACACTCACGTCACACAATCCAATTTTATCCTCAGATACTCGCAGTCTCATACAGACAACCAGACCCCTTTATCTGGTCCGATTCCAGAAAAGTACGGCACTAACTGCTCCGGTCTGGCCTTACTTTTTAGAGTATCTCGGTTGTTATTTCTCCTCGATAAATCTATTTATTTTCATATATTTTAAATTAGGTGTTGCAATTGTAACAGATGTAACATAATATTGTAACGCTTTTTGTCAGTTTAATCATCTTTTTTGTGTGCCTACGGCTTTGCTCTTCACACTCTTATGTCGCACGGTATCCAGTCCGGAAGTAGCAAAATCAATTACCTCAAAACAGATGTAGCCAGTCAAGACATTGACACTGAAACATCCTAACCAGATAATCCAGAACCAAAAATATCAGAGCCTAGCAATACTTAGTTTAGAATTTGCAAACCTCTTTTAAGCGTATGACTATGTTCACTTAGTGAGTCATCAAGACAGACCCAGATAACACCCAGATATGTATAGAAACTTAGGATAATGTATAGAATACAGTTTTGACGAATTCCAACCGAAAGGTTGGTCTATTTATCTTTCTTTCTTACCGCTTGGCGGTGGGGCGGAATATGGTCCCGGTGTACTTGATTTTAGTCCCGGTTGACTTAAAGCCACCGCAAGATTTTTTTAATAATGAAAGGATAATAAAATGCATAAACAGTTTAAAAGTTTACAACATTTAAATGAGTCAATTGAGGACCTTGATAGGGTCTTAGATAAAGTTTGTAATGGTGAGGCCGGTTTTAGTGAACTAACACAACAATCTGCTACTGTTACACACCTATATAAACTCTGGAAAAATGAAAAAGAGGCA